ATACGAATGAGCGACAAAGCCTCCGCTTTGACACTTCTTGAAAGCCAGCTGGGCAAAGAGATGCTGAACGATGTATCGTGACAAGCCGGCAGAAACCGGTGTGTTGCTGCAGCACAATCCGTGGGGATACCGGGTCAACATCAACCACCCAGAGGTGCGTCCGTTGTTTGGCCGGTATCTCAGGTGGCGAAATATACCGCCGTGGTGTCCATTATCGGACGCAGAACGGCTGGAATTTGAAAAGTATGTTTTACCCAAGCTGCATACATAGCTGTGAGATTGCGAGATTTGACCTGTGCGAGATTTTTATGGCTTTACAGTTACCTTTTACGTTTGATAAACAAGAAACGATTAAAAACAAATTTCAAGCGTTTTAACAGAATTGAAAAAATGCCAAGGAGGGAACACAGAGCGGCAGGAGTTTGAAAGTTATGTTTTGCCGAAATTGAAAGGAAAGAAAAAGTGAAAAAACTTGAAGACGTGTTTACAAAAGAAGATTTAGAGGAGATATTTAAGTTTTCCAAAGCTGCCAGCAATGCGCTGAAAGGCGTAAGGCGTGGTGTGGAAGTTGAATTCAAGTGCCCAATCTGCGGTGAAAAAGCTCACGCAGGAGTATGTACCAATAATGGCCATAGACACGCAAAATGTGGAGCATGTGGCCGTGCATTTATCGAGTGAGGAGGAAAAGTAATGACGTCAGAACGCAGAAAAGAAATTGAGTGCCGTGCGATTCTCACATATGGCGCTCAAATGCAGGGAGATATGTGCATTGAAGAAATGTCGGAACTGACAAAGGCAATTTTAAAATACCGTCGTGCAGAAAATAAAAACAAAAATGAAGCTGAATACTTGGAAGACGATATTATTGAAGAAATTGCCGACGTACAGATTATGCTTGACCAGATGCGGATAATTTTTGGTGACACTTCCAGTCAGGAAGAATACAAGCTTAACCGGCTGTGGGCACGAATGGAGGCAGAAACATGAATGAATTGATTCCAATTACATACGCAAATGACAGGCCGGCAGTTTCCGCGCGGGAACTGCATAAATTCCTGGAGGTCAAGACCAAGTTTCAAGACTGGTTTCCGCGCATGACGGAATACGGATTTGCGGAAGGAATTGATTTTGACCCGCTCAAAATTGAGAATGTACCTTCTCAGAAAAGAGAGCGTACCTATTCCGCAACTGATTATGTGCTTACTATCGACATGGCCAAGGAACTTTGTATGATTCAGCGAACCGAGCGGGGTAAGCAGGCGCGGCAGTATTTCCTTGCCGTTGAGAAAAGCTGGAACAGTCCGCAGCAGGTTATGGCGCGGGCACTGCAGATTGCGAACAAACAGCTTGCATCTGTTAAGTCAGATAATAAAATGCTTACTGCGAAGTCTGCACAGCAGGAGCAAATACTCAACGAGCTTAAGCCCAAAGCCAACTATGTTGACATGATACTGGACAACCACGGACTGGTGGCAATAACGCAGATTGCCAAAGATTATGGCATGACCGGCACAGAGATGAACAAGCTGCTGCATGAAAAGGGCATACAGTACAAGACCTGCAATGGGCAGTGGCTGCTTTACAAAAAATATCAATCATTCGGATATACGCAGAGTAAGACTCACGACTTTAAGCACAAAGATGGAACTCCGGACATAGCGATGCACACATGCTGGACACAAAAAGGCCGGCTGTTCCTTTACGACACGCTTAAAAAAGATGGCATTCTTCCAGCAATCGAAAGGAGTTAAGCCAGTGACTATCTATTTCACCGTTCCCGGCCCGCCGGTCGGTAAGGCTCGTCCAAAAGTTGTCCGTGCCAAAAACGGTATGAGCATGACCTACACGCCAGACAAGACAGTAGCCTACGAAGAACTGGTGCGGCTGCGTTTCAACGAGTCGCTACAAGGCCACCCATTTGAGCCGTTACAAGGCGCGCTGCGCATTAAAATCTTTGCCGGGTACCCGATACCGAAAAGCACCAGTAAGAAGCGCCGTGCGGCTATGCTGGCGGGTACGGAACTGCCGACCAAGAAGCCAGACTGGGACAACATCGGAAAAATCATCTGTGACGCGCTCAACGGCGTGGCCTATGAAGACGATAAACAAGTCACAGAGTCACAGATGCGCAAGCGGTACATAGACGGACCGGGGCAAGTTGAGGTCTGGATTTCGAATTTATGACAAAACGAGAGGCAGAGATTAACTCCGCCTCTCGTTTCAACGTTTTGTGTTCGGACCAAGAGCCACTTTTTTCGTATTGTGATTGGTGTTCTGATTCCGTACATGCGTGGGCTGGTTCGGGTTTTCTGTACCTTCAGCGTTGCTCTTTGGAGTGACTGGCTTGTTTCCATTTTTCATGATGCTGCACCTCCTGCAGGTGCTAGTATAACCAAAAATTAAGATTTTACAGGAGGGGTACATACATGGAACCAATGACGCCGGAACAAATCAAAAGGCTGCTGCAGAGATATTATGACATCCCTCAGATGATAGACGAAGAACTGGCGACTATCCGGCACTGCCAGGAGGAACGCGGGAAGTTTTCGCTGGCTTCCCCAAATCTTTCCGGGATGCCAACCGGCAAGGGCAGCACTGGTGACCCGACAGCCAATACCGCAATGCGTGACAATAGTACATATTTTGACCGGCAGATTGCATTTTGTCAAAAACGAGTTTTACGGCTGCAAGAGCAATACAACTGGTGTCATGTGGTGTTAGGAACATTGGGACTGACAGAACGAAAACTTCTGGAGCTGGCATATTTAGGTCCCAAGGACGCAGAAGCACGGAAAAAGTGGACACGCAGGCCGCCCTGGAAAGAAATTTGTGCAGAGATTGGTTTTTCGGATGCCGAGTGTGATGGTGGATGGGCACGGAAGAAAGCCACTGCACTGCTCGAAGAGCTTTCAGAACTCTCTCCGCAGGAGGTGTTCAGCTGGAACTCATTTTAAACGAGCTGCCGGTTATTGCAGCTTAGTGCCGGGACAAACCAGATGGGTCTGTGGTATTCTATAATTGCGGGAAACGGAAGCAAGAGGGCCTTGCTCCGGATACCTTTTATTCTCCTCCTTTCACCCGCCGTTCGGACGCGGCGGGTCTTTATATCCGGGCGGCACGCGCGTGAGCTGGCTGCACCGGTTCATGTTTATATTTCCTCCTATATATTTTTTGGCAGCCGGAAACAGACGGCAATGGGTGGTGATGAGCCGCCCACCACATGAGATATGGCATAAGAGTATGCAGCTATACGCGCTGGTGCAATTCCGGTATATCTCTCCAAGGCCCACGCACAGGGCCTCAAAATAAAAACGGCTGTGAAGAGTCGTTGTGTTGTAATATCTGGGCAGGCAGAGAAATCATAAGTCCTGTCGTTTGACTATTAGTCCGGTTAAGGGTGACCGGTTTAATATAAAATTTAATTCGCCGGTTTAAAAAAGCCGGAATGCAAAGCAGACTACTGCTCTTGCCGTTTTTTGTCGCTTGCAGACACCCACTTTTGTCGGGTGCCTGTTTGCGTTATGGGGGCATAACATGGATGTTGTAAAAGAGCGTGCACAGTTGTACATACGCATATCTGACTTGCTGGCAAAGCCACGGCGTGACAACAATGACGAAGCAGAGCTTGACCGGCTGCAGCGTGCACTTAAGGATAACTTGTTACATATCGGAAGACCAGAAGAAAATGCGGGCGGTGGTCCGCCGTGACAGATAAACAGAAGCGCTTTTGCGATGAATATCTAATTGACTGCAACGGCACACGAGCTTATAAGGCCGCATACCCGAGTGTCAAGAAAGACAATACAGCTGCGGCAAGTGCTGCAGCGCTTCTAAGAAATCCTAATGTGCAAAAGTACATTGCCGCTGCTGCTGAAAAGCTGCACAATGAGAAGACCGCAGACGCGCAGGAAGTCCTTGAATACCTCACAGATGTCTTGCGCGGTACAGCAAAATCGCATGAGATTGTTGTTGAAGGCACGGGTGATGGGTGCAGCGAAGCACGGGAGGTTGAGAAGCGGCCATCTGAAAAAGACCGGCTGAAAGCCGCTGAACTTCTTGCAAAGCGGTATGGCCTGCTGACCGACAACGTGAATGTATCCGGAGAAGGGATGGTGCAGATTGTTGACGACATCCCCCAGACAGGTAAAACTGACTGATATTATCGCTCCATCGTTCTATGACCTCCACCACGATATTGTGGCGGGGGGTCATACTTTTTATAAACTTGCCGGTGGACGCGGCTCCACAAAGTCGTCCTTTGTCGGAACAGAAATTCCTCTGGGAATCATGCGGGACGCAAAGGCAGGGAAATTCACAAATGCGGCAGCCTTACGGCGGTATGGCGTTGACTTGAAGGATAGTGTTTATACGCAGCTTCTGTGGGCAATTGATAAGCTCGGTGTATCGCACCTTTGGAAGGCATCCCTTTCACCGCTGCGGCTTACGTACAAGCCAACCGGGCAGCAGATTCTTTTCCGCGGCGCTGATGACCCTATGAAGATGAAGTCAATCAAAGCCCCTCGAGGGTACATCAAATACCTGTGGTTTGAGGAGCTGGACGAATTTGAGGGTCCGGAGAAAATCCGCAGCATTCAGCAGTCTGTTCTTCGCGGCGGGCCGAAATTCACAGTGTTCTATAGTTTCAACCCACCGCGTTCGCAGCGCAGCTGGGTCAATGACCAAACCGAATTCAGTGAGCCGGGTATGGTGGAACATCACAGTACCTACTTGACTGTACCACGGGAGTGGCTCGGCAGTGAATTCTTACTTGAAGCAGAGCACCTGAAAGACGTAAAACCGGAAGCCTATGAACATGAGTATATGGGCATTGCGACCGGGACAGGAGGAGAAGTATTCACAAATGTGAAAGTTCGGAGGATTACGGACGAAGAAATCCGCCAGATGCCACGTCACCGCTTCGGCCTTGACTGGGGGTTTGCCATTGACCCGTTTGCATTCGTTGCCTGCGGGTACGACCGCAAGCGCCGGCGCCTGTGGATTTACGACGAGGTGTATCAAGTTGGCCTTACCAACCGTGCCGCAGCCGAGCAGGTAAAGCAGCACGGCGGGCAGGGGAAAGATATTGTCTGTGATTCAGCCGAGCCCAAAAGCATTGCGGAAGTTCGCGGCTATGGCTTGCGCGTTCGCGGTGCCAAGAAAGGCCCGGACAGTGTGGAGTATGGTATTCACTGGCTGCAAGGGCTTGATGAGATTGTAATTGACCCAAAGCGTTGCCCACATGTAGCACGTGAATTTGTGGAGTATGAGCTGGACCGCGACGCACGCGGAGAGTTTAAGGCCGGATATCCCGACCATAACAACCACGCAATCGACGCGGTTCGCTATGCGTGCGAAGATGATATGAAGAATGTGAGGGTGGTGTAAATTGTACGTAAGTGACCTTGACCTGATAAAGGCACGTTTGACAATCGAGGGCAAGCTCAATCAGTCGGAAATTATCAAGTTGATTCTCCGCGATTGGTCAATAGACGAGAAGCAACGGTTCATGGCCATTGGCGAACGCTATTACAACGGCCAGCATGATATTCTGGAGCATGACTTCCGGCAGTCGATTGTTTACGATAAAACACCGGCAGAGGACAGTCTGGATGGCAAAGAGCACGAAATTGCGCAGACCATTACAAATTCCAATAATTCCAATATGCACAACATTCACCCGTTCTTCCGTCTGCTGGTGGACCAGAAAGTCGGGTACATCGTTGGCAAGCCGCCGACCGTCAGCGTTGAGGACGACAAAGCATTTGAAACGGTAATAACGAATATCACAACAGATGAGGAATTTCCAGACATGCTGGCAGACTGGGTGAGAGAAGCGTCCAAGAAAGGCGTTGGCTGGGTGCATCCGTATTACGACCCGGACGGCTCCCTGCATTACATCGTTGTCCCGGCAAATGAGGTCATTGCCTTTTACGATTCCGAGCACCAGCGCACGCTGGAAGACGTTGTGCGCTTTTACACGTTCAGTGTTGCCTCGTCCGGCCAAACCGTACAGCGCTATAAAGTCGAATGGTGGACGGACCATGACGTCACTTATTACGTTCAGGACGAACAGGGCAATTACCTGCTTGACCCGTCTTATGCCATGAATCCGGCGCCGCATTGGTGGAATGTAACAACCGTTGACGGGGCGGAAACGAGCCGGGAAGCGTATAGCTGGGGCCGTGTGCCGTGGGTACCACTTTACAATAACAGTGAAGCAGCAAGTGACCTCGGCGGGCAGGACGAGAGCGGACAGCCCTGCGGTATTAAGTCCCTGATTGACGCTTATGACATGATTTCCTCGGCCACGACGAACGACCAGATAGACCTTGTGGCGCTGTACTGGATTGTGCGCGGCTTTGGCGGGGAGACCAGCCGCGAAATTGTCAAGCGACTGCAGATGAACAAGGTTGTGAATGTGTCCGGCGGGGATGCTGGTGACGGTGTGACTGCTCAGCAGGTAACGTTATCTGTTGCCGACCGCTGTCAGTGGCTGGATATGCTACGACATGATATTTACCATTTTGGCATGGGCATTGATACCTCGGACGAACAGTTGGGCAATAATCCGTCTGGCGTTGCGCTGAAATTCAAATACACGCAGCTTGACCTGAAAGCAAATCCGCTGATTCTGAAACTGAAAAAGGCATTGAAAGACCTGTTCTGGTTTCTGACGGATGATATGAACCGCCGGGACGGTACGGACTACGACAGTTCCAAAATCGTTGTGACGGTCAATAAGACGATGATTGTGAATGATGCGGAAACCGTCCAGATGATTATGCAGTCCCGCGGGCTGGTACCTGATAAGATGCTGCTTGCGCACCATCCGCTTGTCGACGACGCGGAACAGGCCGAAAAAGACCTCGAAGCGCAGCAGGCAAAGCAGGATGAACGGCGCAGCCAAATGTTCGGGAATAATGATGTGCCGCCCGGCGGTGATGAAGGGGATGATGGAACGTGAAAGGCAAGCACCATATTGGCTGTTTGAATGATTTAACAGCAAACTGTCTTTGTATGAAATGCGCAAAAGATGATTCGGCGAAAGGCACCACTGATGACGTTTGTTGTATACGTCATTTTGGCCGTAATTGCGTTTGGAATCGCGGCAATCAATGCCCTGACTTTGAACCTGAATCACCGGACGGTAATGCTGAATGAAATCCGATGAATATTGGGTGTTCCGTTCCCTGCAGCGCGAAGCGGAAGCCCACGATGGCACTGCCGACACCTTGAAGCGCCTTGCTGCTATGTATGGCGAT